TACTGCATTAGCAACAGTAGCAGGATTATTATTACTATTTAAATTTCCTGCATAGTATTCACTCATACTATCAGGAGGCTGACCACTTGTTCCACCATAACTCCATTCTGTTCGGATGTTAGTCATTGAAACAGAACCTGATGCAGGTATCGTCATCCCTTAACCTCTAGTTCTTTTACTTTAGCTGTAAGAGTTTCTATTTGTTCTTGTTGTTCTTTAATTGCTTCTACTAATAACCCTACTGTGTTGCCATAACGAATAGCTAAATGTTCTTCTGCTTCTATACCATTAATTTCATCAGGTATTGTTTCTGAAGTATAAACTGCTTCAGGTAAAACTTTTTCTAAGTCTTGTGCTATTAGTCCTGTGAGCCTATTCCCATCAGATTTTAAAGTGTAGGTAATACCTTTAAGTTGTTTTACTTTATCTAAAGCATTATCTATAACCTCTATATTTTGTTTAAGTTTTATATCAGAAGGAGAGCCATAAGCTGTAATATTTGCTAAAGCTACAAAGTTTCCAGAGCCATCAACTTGTGCTGTATTAGTGCCACTTGCATTTCTAAAAACATGAGAGGCACTTTGATAATAGATATGACCACTATGTGCTTGTATTTTTCTAGCTTTTTCTCCTGTCCAATTTCCGTCATTTAATTCAATATCAGTTCCTGCGGCTATATCAATACCACCATTAAAATTAGCTCTACCTGCATCAGACATATCAACAGTAAGAGCAGTAATATCAGAGCCTCCATCCACACCTTTAAATATAATATCTTTATCAGAAACTTTAGACTCAATAGTAAAATTACTACTCCCTAAATTTATTACTCCTGTCTCTGTTCCAGAACCTAAAAATTGAAACTCTGGAGTACCTGTATTTGAATTAAATTTTATAGCATCATTTGCTTGAATTTTTCCACCGAAGATTGCTGTAGCTCCATCAGAGTAATCAATAGTTAAACCTGTTTTTAACCCACCACCATCAGAGTCATAACCTTTTAAGATGAAGTCTTTATCATTTAAATTGTTTTGAATAATGAAATCATTATTGGTGGTTTTAATAACTGCAATTGTGTTAGACGAGTTAGTAAAACTAAAATCATCTCCAGGAGCATTAAATTCTAAGTCTCCTGAGCCATCTATAAATACAGCTTTACTTGCAGGTAATGTACAAAATACATCTTTAGTTCCTGCGGAAAAGTTTACTGCGGAGTCTGAGTTTGAACTACTAATAATCGTAGTTCTTGATAATGTGTCTGGTGAAGAATCTGATACTGTGCCTAAACCTACTTCAAACTCATCTGCGGTTTGGTGAACTATAGAGTAGTAAGTAGTATTGGTGTTACCTATACCTGCTACAAAAGTTTCAAATCCTACTTCGGCTCCAGCTAAATTAACTGTACCTGTGCCTGTAGTAGTAGTGGTTTCTTTTACCCTATCGTTAAGGACAAGAGCCATGCTCTCCTCCTACGCTATTCTTATAATAGCCGTACTAGCTGCAGCCGCAGGAAAAACTATTGTAAAGTCTCCAGCAGTTGAAGTTTTATCTCCACCAAAATCTATACTAGCTACTGATTTATTAGAATCAGAACTATTATAAATTAAGCAACCTCTAGCAGTTATTGAAGCAGTACTAAAAGTTAAATCTGCGAAATCTGTAATCGCAGTTGTTCCATCAGCTGACGGAGTAACGTTAGTTAGTGTTCCTCCACCTGCACTATATCCAGTACCTGAAACTTCATTAGTAGTAGCATACGCTGTAGTAGCTGCTCCTAAAGTAGCAGAACTTGTAAAAAGTGCTAATTTGTAAGTATCTCCACTACTGTTAGTAAAATTGTGGTCGCCAGTTAATAATTGAGTTTTAAAACTGGTTGTTAAAGTTGAAGTTATTGCCATGTTAAAGCTCCTTAATAATTTTAGCTAAATCACCGTGACCTTGTTTATTCAACATCTGGGTTACAGTTGTTCTATCACTGGTAATAGCTTGATTCATATAATAAAGTATTGTCTGGTAAATAGCTACCTTAAACGCTTCAGCTTGTTGCCTAACTTCAGGTGTGCTGCTTTCAGAAATACCGCAGATTTTATCGGCACATCTTTGAGCCAAATATTCTGAAGAATGTCCTCTTTCGTTTTCAGTTTTTACTGAAACATTTCCTATATTACTAGTAACTTCTATTTCAAACATTAGATTGGTTTTGAGGAGGTGTTAGTTTTATACTATCGCTTCTAGATTCATCTCTTAAACTTTTAAACTCTCCTAATGCTTTTAGTAGAATTAAAGCTTCTTGAAATTTACTTTCATATAAAGAAATCGTATTCGGGTCTTGTTTCATATAAACAGCCGCTTCTACTAAAGCTCCATATAATAAAGCATTAGGAGCATTATCAGAAAGCCATGTGTTACCACTATCGCTTCCCGATGTTAAAGAAGCAGGTCTATAATAATAATGTAACTCAAAACTATATCCAGTATTGGGAGTAGGTGCTAAAATAAAACTATCGTTATCAAATAAAGCATAGTAAAGTGGTTCTCCTGTTGTACTAGCCTTGGGAGTATAATCTCTTATAAACGAAACGTGTTTAAATAAAAGGTAATTATAATTACTACTAGAGTCTATTAAAGCTAAACTATATGGTGATAAAAAATCGCTAGGAGTAGCCAAATAAGTATTAATAGCCGTAGAAGTACCTGTTACGTTTTTTCTAAAAACTGGAAGTTGCACCGTTTTTAATATTCGTTCTTCAGCAGTTTTTATAAAATTATCTAAGTTATTTACAAAAGAAGTTTCGGAATAATCAGAATAATCTTGTATAGCTGTTTTTAATGTTGCGTAAGTAAAACTCATAACTAAATTATACTCTGATTATGGAGTATTTGCTTGTCCTCCCATACCAGAATGATTTGTACAGTAATAATAAAGTGTTGGAGCTCCTACCGCAACAGTTATTTGAGTGTATGCTCCTGAACTTCCAGGTGTACCATTAGTTGTTACCCCTGTAGTGTATTCTGAACCACTATTATGTGTGCCGTCAGATGTTGTAGAAAATCTTAATGGGTGGCTAGAATTACTATTATCTGATTGGTCAAACCTATATGTACTACCTTCTTCTAAAGTCAATGTAGGATATACCACTCCATCTATATAGAATCTATTGCCACCTAAGTAAGAAGCTACGGTAACTGCGTAAACAGTATCGGCATTAACAGTAGGACTACCTAGTGCAGATGTACCTACTTGACCAGTAACTGAAACACTTTCAGATATGTTTCCAGTAATTGTTACTGTGCCTAAATTTGAAGTAACGTTTAGACCACTTAAATTCACTGTTAAAGTAATATTTTCTGTATTTACTGTTAGTATTCCTATAGAACTTTTCCCTTGATATCCAGTAAATTTACTTCCTATTAAATCCTCATCGGGATTGACGTTTCCTGGATTATCTGTAAAAACTCTACCTAATTCTGCTTGTGGTAATGACACTTCCCCTCTAGGTTTCCAAAGTGCTTCTGCGTCTACTGTTAAAGGAAATGTATCCTCTTGAGGATTTTTAGGTTCAAAACACTCATTACAAACTCTGTTACCGTTCCATTTAGTTTTTGCTGTTATATATGGGTATGCAAAACCACAAGTATCGCATATGAATTTTGCATATTTACCAGAAGCGTAAGCCATTAGATATATTGTTGTTTCGGTACTATCCTAACAGAAGACCTATCTTCATCATATTTTAAGGCATTCTGTAAATCTTGTTCGTATTGTTGTTTAATTAAAGGAACTTTTTGTGTGTTCTTTTTTAAACATAAGTAATATGCTAACCCTGAAGCTAAACAAGGCATGAATCTACTCGGTATATCTACATCATTTACAGAAGCACTAGAATCCTCTATTCTTCTCCAAACATAGTAAATGAGTTTGTCTGTTGAGTTCTCGGGTGTTGGATAAACGTGAATCACAGGTGTTTTAATTCTTTCTAACCAAAATTGTGTTGGTCTAGCTTGAGTTGATTTTTGTGGTATTCTTATATATTCGTTTCTATCGATACGTTCTATAACATTATCTGTTGTGGTTCCGTTTTCAGTTTTAGAAATATAAGCGTCTAAAATATCTATATCGAAACTATTTATAGTATATTCATTAGTTCCTTGAGTTAAATCTTGAGTAACCTTAGAAACTTCCCACATTTGAATACCTCTATTTGACCAATCGGCAAACATAATATTCATTGAACGTCTTGCAGTTACTGCGTCATAAGAGGTACGAACTTCCATCCCTGCAAGTTCGTAAGCCTCTTCAATAGCTGTTGCTACATCTAAACTAAATGTTCTAGTTCCAGAAGTTGCCATATTAACAAACGTATGCTACAAAAAAGTCGCAATTAGCTAATACAACATAAGCTCCTGTACTGAACCTTACTCCATCGTTAGGTAGGTAGTGGTCAAACGATTCATTTGCTGCACTACCAAACTTAAACTCTGCTAATAATTTAGTTCCAGAAGCACCAGTACCGTCGTATATTTTTATACTAGCGTCAGCCGCACTTGATTGTGCCTGAATGGACTGTATTCTTATTGGACCTAAGTTTGTAGCACTACCTGCACCACTACCTATGTATCCTTGAAGTTGTCCTGTGCTGGTCAATGGGACTGTTACTTTTACGTCTGATGAACTCATATTAAGCTCCTAAATTATTATGCGTCAGCAAATGGAGTTACTAAAGTTCCAGAACCTAAAATAATACCTTCTACGGCATATTTAGCAGAAGCTATAGCTGTTACTGTTATAATACTTCCTGCAAGACCACCTTTAGTAGTACCGTTTAAAGTAATAACATCGTTACTCGCTCCAGATATAAAAGTTTTTCCAGTTGCATTATTTACACCTGTGTATAACCCTCCAACGAACTTATCTGTTCCGTCGGTTAATACATCTAAATCAGTAGCTGCTGTTTCTATTACGAAAGTAAAAGTAGCACCTAAGTTATTAGTTTGGTTTGGGTCGTCATCACGTCCAGGAGCTGTTGCTACGATACTGGGTAAAGTGAATTTACCGTCAGCGTCGTTACATAACAAGATTTTACCTGCGTGAGAATCTACTGTTAAAGTTGTGTCAGCTGTTAAACTGACTGCGTTTGCATTTCCTGCGGAAATAAAACCAGCAAGTGACCTTACTGGACCTGAGAATGTTGATTTTGCCATTTTTCCTCCTTAAAGAAAAATAATCTATAGTCTTGGCATGTCTGCTAGGTCAGTCTATAGAATAAAATTATACCTAGATAAAAGAAAGTCTATCTTGTTTTTGAACAAAAAGAAAGGGGGACCGAAGTCCCCCTTCCTATTAATCGTTTAAGATTAAGCTCCTGGTGAGCCGAAGATTCCTCTCCAGTCACTGAAACCAAAACTATAACGTTCTCTAGCTTTATATCTTACATTACCAGTTTCGAAGTCTCCTTCCATGCTGGTTGAAACTGGAGTTCTAACGAAATGTTTCATTCCGTTTGGAACATCAGTTTTAATGAAGAAAGCGTCTGTGTCAGTTAGATAATTATTGACAGTGTAGCCACCAGAAATCATTCCTAGATTTCTAATAGCGTTTATGTCATTATCTGAAGTTCCGACACGACCTTGAGATTCCATTAGTCTGTCTGCTACGAATTGTAGAGCAGGTGGAATTATTAGTCTTACCGCTTGTGCGTTAACCTTCAATCCTCTTTCGTCTTTAAAATCAGCAATGTCAATCAATGCTTGTTCTAAAGAAGTTTCATTAAGGTCCGCTGCTGTTGCAAGTTCATTTCTCAAATCACCTGCGCCAACCGTTGGATGGTCAGTTGCACACAATTCTTTTCCGTCACCACCAACAAAAGAAGAACTAAACGCATTGTTTAATACGTTAGCTGCTTTCACTTGTTTAGTTGTTGACATTGACCTAGCTAAAGCTCTTGTGTATCTAGAAGAAAGAGTATCGTAGAGATTATCTTCGATAGCTTCTTCTGTCAATGCAAAAGCTAATGCTACTGTTTCATGTGTGTAACGACTAGTCCACGCTTCCTGAGCAGTATCATAACTAACAGCTGCACCTTCACCTTTTACGGTTGCTTGACCAAAACCAGAAAGCATAACTTCTTCTTCGAAAGCTCTATCAGAGTTTTCTGTGTCGAAGATAGCTTCGTGTTGATTTTCATATCGGTCATACTCTAATCCGAAGAGAGCATGTAGACCAGGAACTAACTCTTTTACGAGTTGGGCTCTATTTATTGCCATGATGTCCTCCTAATTAGACTGCAAATGTGTTAGTTGGGAAAGTAAAGTAAGCTCTAGCATTAGCTCCTATTGAGTTGCTTGGTGCTAGATTAAACCCTACACATAAAGCTACACCACTTGAAGTAGTTGCTGTTACACCTTCTTTACTTCTACCGTTTAATGTACTACCAGTAGTTGTAGATAAAGTGTATTTACTGCCAATAAAACTTACGGCAGGAGTACCTGCTGTAAATTGAGCTTCATATACAATTCCAGGGTCATTGTATACAAGAGCTTTAGCGTCAGCACTACCTTGAGTAGCTGTGCTTCCTGTCCATACTTTAGAAAACGTAGGGGTACCGTCCGTTGCTGTAAATAATACTCCGTAAAAAACACCTACGGGTGTATCAGTGGCTCCTGCTTGTTGAACATAGCCGCTTGATAAAGTTACCACGTCACCGCTAAAAATAGAAGTGTTATATCCACTAGCTATTCTCATTTCAGCAGGTCTGATAGTACCACCATAAATGTGATATGCGGGAGTAAATCCATTGGGTGCGTCTGTATTTGCCATATTATTACCTCGTTAAGTTAAATACAAATTAATCACTTTCGGAATTGTTCCTACTACCAAATGCGACTTTAGATGACCTTTGGATATCACTATCTTTTAAGGGCATTTTAGGGTCGCTTTCTCGCAAGAAGTTTTGGTCGACACCGCTCATAGCGTCTTTTGCTTGACTATTAAAGTAAGCATTACGCTCGTCTGCAGTTTCGACTGGAACTTTTGCAAGTATTAAACCTCCAACTCCAATTACTCCTTTATTAGCTCCGTTCTCTACAGTAGGTGCTTCGAAATCAGGATAGTCTTCTGCTCTCACAGGTTCATATCCTTCTCTAATACGTTTAGACATATTAGATTTATCATCACTACCTCTTGTAGATTCACGAATCCACCTGAACTTATATCCAGGAGGTGCTTCGGGTGCGTCCAACATGGACGGGGGTTGCCAAGGTCTTCTGCGAGTTTGAGTTACTCGTGTCTCTGCAGAACGTGAGTTTCGCTCTGTGGTGACTTCTGGGTTTTTAATATCATCTGTCATTTTATACTCCTTTTTCTATATGTTTAGCATATTCTTCAAGCGGAACATTAAGTCTTTTAGCTATTGCTACTTGACTCGGTGTCAGCTTGACCTTGCGTGACGCTTTTCTGCCACTAGCACCTCTGCTAGAGGCGGCAACTTGTTGCACGGGTTTAGGTTGCTCTTCTGAAAACTTGTTTGGATAGATATCTCGCATACCTGAATCTATTTTTTCATAATATTCATTTGATTGCGGGTCGATACCTGAATCCACTAATTCTTTATGTAATCCAAAAGCAGTAAAAGTCATAGTCTGGTCTTCTCCAAACCATTTATTTTTAGAAGCCCATTCTTCAGCTTTAGGGTCAGGTTGTGCTTGAGGTTGTGAATATTGCTGGGGAGCAGTGTATTCTTGAACCTTAGATTCACTTTCTTCTCTAAGCTGTTGTTGTGCAGATAACCTTCTAAAGTTTTCTGCTTCCGCAGCAGCCCTAGATAAATTTTCTGTAGCGGTTGTAATCGCTTCTGCATTTTGTGCTTCATTTGCTTCTCTGAGCTCAATTTTGGCTCTTTCAAGGTCAGATTGTATCCTATTTTCATACTCTTTGAAAAGGGATGAGTCCGAACTTTTTAATTTACTTTTTAAATCAGAATTAGCAGTGTTTAAAGATTCTGCAAAAGTGACTGCTTCATCTCGCTGTCTTTCTGCTTCTCTCATCTTATAAGTTAGCTTATCAATACGTTTTTGTACTGAATCACTAATAGAATCTAATTCATCTTTAGTTTCTACTACTTCTGTTTCTTGTTCAGGCTCGTCTACGATATTATCGTCTACGTCTGCCTCCCTTATGTCAACTTCCCCTTCAGGAAGTTCTAGTTCTATCTTTTCTTCTTCTTGTTGCATGGTTCCTCCTCCATGATTATGTTGATATTATGTCTTCTGGACTATCAATAACTGCTAAAATTTCGTCATCATTTAATAGTCGCATATCGCCACCATCTATTTGAAAACGAGCTCCAGCATATCTACCGAATATAACCCAATCTCCTTCCTTACACCAAGCTCCATCAGGAAATTTTCCTAAGTCGCCATAAGCGTCAGGTCCAAGAGATACGACATAACCAACAACGGTTGCTAACCTTTCTTTATCTACAGTCTGTGTAGCTAAATGTATTCCACCTTTAGTCACATTAGACATAGTGAAAGGTAATATTAAAATACGATAACCCGTTGGTTTAGGTAATCGCTCTTTATGCGAGTTTAAATTTTCGTGAGTGATTTTTGGTTCCTGAGAAACAGGAGCTTTATCGCTACCGAAGTTTTCTACTCGGTCGGGAACAGTATTAGTCATTGACATCCTCCATATTAGAATGTAGGTCTTGAATTTCCTGTTCAATGAAATTCAATCCTGCGATTTGCCCTACTATCATCTGGTATTGATTAAAATCTTCAACACCTCCAACAGCAAGTGTCTGCGAAAGAGATTCGCGTCTCTCTCGCACCTTACGGAGTAAATACTCCGTACCTATTATAAAATCCATTAATTACTTAATGTATCTATAAAACTTATTTCCTTTGGTTGCTGCGCCTGAGCCTTTTATTTGTATTTCCTCACCCACAACTTTCCCTTCGGAATCAGTAATCAACTTTGGTTGTTTTACTTCTTTTATCTTCTTTTCCATAATTTATGTATTATATGTTAATAGTTTGATTTTTTACTAGTCTTTTTTATTTATCTAAATCTTTTAAAACCTTTACTGTATCTATAAAATCTTTATCTAAGTCTTTATTAGTTTGTGCTTCTAGTTTTTGAATATCTAAAGCAGTTCTAGTATCTAACTTTTCTAATTCTACATTTGCAGTTAATTGAGCTTTAGCTAACTCTACTTCTTTATCTCGTATATCTTCATTTTCTTTTTGAGCTAATTGTTGTTTTTCTAAGTCTAATTGTTTCTCAAACATTTCTCTTTGTGGGTCTGCTTGTGCTCTAGCTTGTGCTTCTGCCATAGCTTGTGCCTGACCTGTTACTACTTGTGTTGCTTGAGCTGCCGCTACTGCTATTTCATTCATAACCTCTGGGGACATTTCTTCTCCAACAGGTGGTAGCTCTCTACCTAACGCTTGTTGTATTTGTTGTCTATAAAGCATAGCTTGTCTTTCTTGTATATTAGCTCCTATAACTTGTGAAGCTGTAGGATTTTGAGCAACCATTGGGTTTTGTAAAAAAGCACTATGTGCCGCTATATACGCTTCCTGGTTTTGAAAATCAAACGCTTTTATAGGATTACCTGTTAGTGCTGCTTGTTGTTCACTAATCGGGTCTCTCGGTGGTAGTTCTTCTACCTCAGGTAATAACGCTTCTATGTTTTTTACGTTTAATGCTAAATACATTTTACGATACGCTTCTCGTAAGTCATGTAATTCAGGTGCTGATTGTGCTAATTGTAATTGTGTTTGTGCTAATGTAATTCTTTGTGTAGTACTGAAGATATTAGGGTCACTGACAGGAATAATATCTACACTATCATCAAAATCTTGTTTAAAAACTGTAGAAGAAGCACCTTGTACTTCATAAGGGTACTCATCTGGTAAATATTCACCAAATATTCTTTTTAAGATTTTAAATTCAGTTTTTTGAGCATAATGTAATCTTTTATGTATTGCAGACATAATACGTTGCCCTTTTTCTAAAAGAGCTACGGTTGTACCTACGGGTGCTTCGGAATTTCCGTCTCCAGTCGGATTTTCTATAGTAGAAGCGAATTGTTTTCCAGAAGTTACCAAAGCACCTAATAAATTAGCTAAAGTTCCCGAAGGTTCTTTATATGGTAACGTCATAAACGAATCTGTTAGTCTACCACCAGGAGCGTCAACATCCCGCCATTCTCCAGGTTGTAAAGGGTCATCATGTCTTTGAATATTTAGTCCTCTGGATTTAAAACCTGCGGGTAAATTAGATAAAGTTCCTGCGTCTATTAATTGTCTTAATATTGCAGTAACAGATTTAGTTAATCCACCCATCATGTGTATAAGTCCGAAACCATAAAAACCTAATCCTGGAAGAAACTTGTAATGTGTAAAATGTTCTATCTTTTTACGCATTGGGTCTTCTTTATCGTAGTTCGCTCTTATAGATAAAACTTTATTCATATCTTTACAGATAGTTACTATGTACGGTAACGCTAATCCTGTTGGTTCACCGTTTTTATCCGTGTCTTCGTAACCTTCTATATCTAAATCAACATGAACTTCTAATAAAGTGTATTCTTCTTCACTAATCGTTTTACTAATACCTTGTATTTCGTCAATTTTATCATCTACCTCATTAGAGCCTACATCTGCTCCTGGATTTCCTAAATCCATGTCTTTATAAAAGCCAGAAAGTTGTAATTTACGTAATTCGTTCTCAGTCATGTTAATTACGTGAGTAATTCTTGGACTTGTGAGTAAATCTACTGCGTAATACGGTACAACAAGGTCTTCAGCCTTAATAAACCTAGCCGAAGCACGTCCTAAAGACGGGTCATAGTAAATTTTCTTAAAAGCAGAGCCTGAAAGTGGTAAATAAAACAATAATTGGTCCATTTCTGGGTCGTATTCTTCCATTCGGCACGTAATTTGATAATTCATAAAGTTTTTTACTCTATTTCCTCTGGAAACTTTAGCGTCATCCGTTTTTCCTAAAATTTCTACGTCTACAGGACCTCCTGCGGGAAGTAATTCTTTATATGCTTGTGCTTGAAACTGTGTAACAGCTTCTGCTAGTATTGGATGATGAACTCCAGACGCTCCAACGAAAGGTTCTGACCTATCTTCTCCATTTATTCCTAATAAATCAAGTCCTTTTGTAAAGGTTTGAAACCAATCATCTCTAGATTCTAAATCTTCTTCAAAAAGTGCTGTTAATTCTGAAGCTATTTCATTTAATTCTCTTTCGTCTAATGTTTCTGCTATATTTTCACCGAACTCAATTCTACTTTGTTCCTCAAATTCTTCAGCGTCTAAAAAAGAACCATCTTCTTGTACTAAAAAAGTTTTGCTGCCGTCTGGCTCACCTAAATTTTGTTCTAATTCTATCTCGATAGGAGTTTCATCTTCCATTGATGAATCTAAAGGGGATTTTTCAATAGCCATAGTCCGAAATGATAATCTTTATTTACTTAATAATAAACCCTTGAAGTAGGAAAGTAATCTTCATCATCACGATAGTCACTTGATAATTTTAAAAACCCGCCTTCTCTAAATCTTGCAAGTGCTAAAGTTGTTGCGTCTACTAAGTCATCATTTTCACCTGCTGGAAAATCACTAACTTCTTCCATAACTTCTTCTCCAAACCTATTATCAGGAATCCAAACCCTGCCGTCTTGAAAAATAGGTGATACAGAATTTAATCTTGCAATTTTATCTTGACCTTTTCCTGGAGAAAATGTATTTACAGGAATACCTACACGTCTAAGTTCTTGTACTAACGGTATGCCTGATGCTTTTGCTTCAATAATAACAGTATCAGGTTGCCAATATTCGTATAAACGTAACGCTTCGTTTTTTAATTCTGGAAAATCAAATCTTTCTTTTATACAATCTACTAAAATTAAATGAGCTTCATCGCCTGAATAAGTTTCTTCACCTATTTTACCTTCTGGATAAAAAACTCCCCACGTTGTTATAGCTGTAAAGTCAGACCTTTCGCTTTTTAGAAATGCAGTATCGTAACTTTGTATTAAATAATCACATTTAGGTGGTTTCAATTCTTCCCAAACATTGAACCATTCTTTAGGGATTATAGAAATACCTTCTCCCGTAGGTCTTTGCATATATTGTGCCGCCCATTTAGAAGGGCTTACTGAAGCTTTTATACCCTCAAGTTCTTCTAATTTCCAAAACTCTTTCCATAATGGTTTTCCTGAAGGTAAAATCGCAGGAAACTCAATAACTTCCCATTGGTCAGCTCCTTTTTCTTGTGCCATTTTTTTAATTAATCTACCTGTTAGGTCTTTTTTATTCCAACGGGTCATAACTATTACTATTGCACCTCCAGGTTGTAACCTTTGTCGCGGTCCAGACATATACCATTCGTATGCTTCTTCTAATGCTTTATCAGACATAGCGTCTTGTTCCGAATGTGGGTCATCAATAATAAACAAATCAGCTCCCCTTCCTGCTAAAGCACCTCCGATACCTGCGGCATAATATTCACCGCCTTTATTAGTAAGCCATTTTCCTGCACTTCTACTATCTGCTTTTAATTCTGTTTCAGGAAAAAGTTCAGCATAATCTTCTCCGTCAATTAAGTCTCTTACTTTTCTACCAAAATTTACCGCAAGGTCAGCGGTGTGGGTTGCTTCAATAATTTTTAATTTAGGATTTTTACCTAATAAATAAGCTGGGAATAAATGCGAAGCGAATTCAGATTTAGTATGTCTAGGAGGCATATTAATAATTAATCTTTTTAATTTACCCGTAGCGATATCATCAAATGCTTTTGCCATTTTTACATGGTGGTCACCAGAAATAAAATCTTTCCAAATAGATTTTACAAAACCTAAAAAGTTTTTTGTAGAATTTTCTTGATGTTCTCTTTTACCTAATTGTTCTAAAAGCAGTGTAAATTCTTTTGCTTCTGTTGTAGAAAAATTAGAAATATCAATTTCTTTTAAAGCCTCAAGTCTTTCTGTAAAATTTTCAGACAAACTACTTGCCTACTTTTTTCATCGCAATTTTATGCGATTGTCCAAAAGTTTTACCTGCTTTCATCAATTTTCTCATCTCAGTCATGTGTTTAGACGTATGATGTTTTTGATGTCTCTTTAAAGTATCTTTTTGTCTTTGCGTAAGTTGTTTTACTTTACTACGCTTTTTTCTTTTTTCTGACAATTTTCTTTTTAGCGGTTTTAGCGGAACGTTTAAAATCTGCAGCTGTAGGTGCTCCTTTAGCTCCTTTTTTACGAGGCTTTCTACCCTCTTTACGTTTCTTATTTATATTATAGTAAAGACCTTTTTTAGCTGTCCTACCATCCTTAGTTTTATGTGTTTTCTTCTTAGAAGGCATTTTAATCTCC